ATTTAGATATCGAAGGAATTGAAGATATTGGCTTGAAAAAAGCTAAGACGATATTCTACAAATTTAGAAATGACATTTACAGACAAATGCAACACTGTTTTTAGGGCATATTTTTGGACAAAAATTGGCACGAAATTGCCTAAAAATGGAACCTCAACCCTTGTTTTTGCTGATATACTTGTATTATGAAGTAAAAGGCAAAAGCACAAATTTCGGAAAAGTAAGGTTGAATTTGCTTCATAAGCTTGTCAGGGTTCGACTCCCTGACTTGCTATTATATTTTATTACAGGTTGTCCAATGGGCAGCCTTTTATTGTCGGAGGAATAGTATGGTTAAGGCATTAAAAGAAATTAACGAAATGGTGTATGAGTTAAATGCAATTAGTAGTGATTGTAATACCTTAGCTGATGAAATAGATTGGTCAGAAGTTAGTGATAAGGTATCTGTTTGGGCTAATAAATGTAGCGAATTATTTATTAAAAAGAATGAGTTATCTAAGGAAAATACTAAACGAATAGATTTGATTATTGATACTTTTAAAGATTGCTTTGACCAACTACCTGAACCATGTAAGCAAGTATTAATTGTTTATAGTAACTATGATAAGGGTGGTGATTAATATATGCCAATGACTGGACGCTGTCGTGAGCCTAACTGCCACGCTGTGGTTATTAGACCACTACACTATTGTACTAAGCACGCTGATAAAGAAGCAGCATATCAAGCAAGCAGAGAGCGATGGACTAATCGTACTGATAATAGTAAACGATACAAAGACTATGATCGAATGAGAAGTAAAGATCCATTTAAAGCAGAGCAACATAAGTTTTATCAAGACAAACAATGGCGCTCAATAAGAGAGATTGCACTAAGACGTGACAACTATTTATGTCAGTATTGTTTGAATCATAAGCGAGTTAGAACTGGTAACATAGGAGACCACATCGTCCCTTATGAGGTAGAGCCTGAGAATAGGACTAACTTAGCTAACATTGCAATAGCTTGTAGCAAATGCCACACAGCTAAGACAAAATGGGAACAACTTTATTATGGAACTGGAATGGGGAATAAGCTAAAGAATACTATCCCTATCAGAAATGTAAAAGACCTGCCAGATTTTCAAAAAAATATTCGATAAATTTTAATAACCCTCCCCCCGTATCTTTTCATAGGGAAACCACACACATAGGTCTCATCTTATATCAAAACCCAATTTTGAAAATTTTTATATAGGGGGGGGCAAAACACTAAAAGAAAGGAGAAAAAATGACAGCTAAGAAGTTCAAAGATAGTAATGAAGGGAAGTTGTCTTATCGCGCTCCTAAACACCTTTCTCCTCTCGCAAGTGCTTGTTGGCGTAAAACTGTTCCCTTTCTTGAGGAACAAAAACCAGTTGATAAGATTGATTCATTTTTAGTTGAAATGTACTGTACTCAGTATGAAATTTATAGAAATTCATACGAACATCTCAAAAAACATGGTGAGGTCCAAGAAATTTATAAACCAGTTCAAGATATGACTGGTGCAATTATTGATAGACAGTTTCAAGGATTCAAACGTAATCCAATGACTCAAATTTACTCTGATGCAATAAAAAATCTTACAAAAATTGGTTCTGAGTTAGGTTTATCTCCAAAATCACGTTCTGAATTGATGGAACTTAATATGCAAACAAACGAAAATGAAGATGATGGAATGGGGGATTTCTTCGATGAAGATTGATTTAACTCAAACCCATGATGTTATCGGTACATATCATTCGCTAAATTATGAAGATATTAGAGAAGAATATCAAGACCCTGCTACAAAATATGCTTTTGATGTCTTAGATGAAAAGTATACAACAGGATATTTAATGAAATTAGCATGTTTTAGGCATTTACAGGACCTAAAAAGGATAGGAAATGAAGATTTTCCTTTTAATTATGAAGTAAAACATGTAAAAAGGTTAATGAAGTTCTCTAAAATGGCTCCAAACGTTGATACGATGGAACCAACTAAATTAATGGAGTGGCAGAAGTTTATGTTGTCTCTATTAATAGGTTGGAGGAATAAAGAAGGTGGGAAACGTTTCAGCCGTGCAATTATATCTGTAGGTCGTGGTCAAGGGAAAACTTATATGTTAGCCATATTAATGGCTTATTCATTTTTTGTAGAAAGTCGTGGTTTAAGCAACCAGGACTTTCTAGTTTCATCGATTAATGCTAAACAAACAGGTAAATTATATGGCTATTTAAAATCGATGATTAACGTTCTTAGAACAATTAATCCATGGAAAAATATAGCTGATAAAACTGACCTAAGCTTACAAGCTGACAAAATTATTATGAGGAAGCATAATAATGTCATTCGTCCAATATCACATGAAGCTGGACAATATGATTCATATCACTTTACAACAGCTATCTTTGATGAAATAGGCGAAGTAAAAAGCCGTGAGAAGATTTCTAAGATTGTATCAGGGCAAGTTAAAGTTCCTAACCGTCAATTTGTTCAAATTTCAACAGCATATCCTGACCCTACAGTTCCCTTTCATGAAGATGAGAAGATGCTGCAACAAGCAATGGAACAAGACTTTTTAAGAGATGCTGATACTTATCTATGTTTAATTTGGAGTAATGATAGTTTAGATGAAACTTATAATCCTGATACTTGGGTTAAATCAAACCCTTTATTAGATTTAGCTTCGGAACATGATAATCTCATGCAAGGACTACTTGATAAGCGTGATAATGATGTGCTTACAGGTGCTGTTCATGATTTTCAATGTAAGAATCTTAATATGTGGCTTTCTTCAGATATAGACAGTTATTTAAACCTAGCAGATGTTGAAAAAGCGATTGTTCCTGAATTTAATATCTATGGGCAGCGCTGTTATGTTGGTGTTGACTATTCTATGTCATCAGATAATACAGCAGTTGCTTTTGTTTACCCATATGTAAGTGAAGAAGGACAAACGAAATGGCATGTTGAACAACATTCATTTATTCCTTTTCAAGCTGCAGGCTCAATTGAAGCCAAAGAAAAGCAAGATGGTATTAACTATAGAGAACTTGAAACTAAAGGATTTTGTACAATTACAAGCCATCAACAAGGATTAATCAACGATGATGAGGTTTATGAATGGATTGTAAACTATATTGAAGAAAACTCTCTTGATGTTTTATTTTTTGGATATGATGCTATGGGCGTGACTAAAGTTATTCAAATGTTGCTTAATAATACTGGATTCAATTTACAACCTATTCGGCAGCGTACTGGAGAATTGAAAGACCCGACAAAATTTCTACAAAAAATTTTTGTTGAAGGAACAATTAGCCGTCTGGATGACAAGATAATGGAAAAAGCATTATTGAATGCTGTTTTGCGTGAAGATTCAGTTGGGATTCAAGTAGATAAGAGAAAAGCTACACTTAAAATTGACGTTGTTGATGCAATTATAGATGCTCTATATCAAGGTATGAATCATTTTGAAGATTATGGAATGGCAAATGATAGAAGTTGGCAAGTTGAGCATATGACACCAGAACAAGTAAAAGAATGGGTTACTAGTCAAGAATCTGGCTTGTTAGACCATGATGATGAAATAGATGATGATTGGGGATTCGATGAAGATTTTTAAAAACTTATTTTCTTTAATTTGGAAAATATTTGATGTACTTATGTTTATTGCTTTTGCAGTAACCATAACAGTGACAATGTTTATGTGGAATATAACAGCTGGAGGAATTACTTTATCAGTTGTTTTTATTTTAGCAGGATTAATTTCCGAGTTTATAGAAAAGAAGGGAGGTGATTGATTTTGCCAATATTAAATTTTATCAACCAAACAAATGATCCGCCAGAAGTTGGTAGTGTTCAAAGCTATTTTCCAGATGGAAATGATGCTCAAATAATGGAAAGTTTGCTTGGTGATAATAATGAATGGGTTTCAGCTCGTGCAGCATTAAGAAATTCAGATTTATTTTCTATTATCTTGCAACTATCTAGTGATTTAGCAATAGTTAAAATCAATGCTGAAAAGAAAAAGAATCAAGGAATCATTGATAATCCAAGTACCAATGCTAACAAGCATGGATTTTGGCAATCAATGTTTGCGCAGTTGCTTTTAGGAGGTGAAGCATTCGCTTATCGTTGGAGAAATGCTAATGGTGCTGATATGAAATGGGAATATTTAAGGCCATCTCAAGTAAATACCTATTATTTCGAGTATGAAAACGGAATGTATTATAACATCACTTTTGATGACCCTAAAATAGAGCCTATTTTACAAGCTCCACAGAGCGATTTAATTCATATGAAACTACTATCAATTGATGGTGGTAAAACTGGAATTAGTCCACTTTACTCTTTAAGACGTGAATCAAAAATCCAAAGAGCCTCTGATAGATTAACAATTAGTTCATTGAATAGTTCATTAAATGTTCCTGGTGTACTTACTGTTAAAGGTGGTGGGCTTCTTAGTGATAAAGATAAAGCATCTCGTTCTCGTTCGTTTATGAAACGTTCAAGAAGTGGTGGACCTGTAGTATTAGATGACCTTGAAGAATTTACTGCACTAGAAATTAAATCAAATGTAGCTCAATTATTATCACAAACAGATTGGACTTCTAAGCAATATGCCAAAGTATATGGGCTTCCAGACAGCTATATTGGTGGGCAAGGTGACCAACAATCCTCGATTCAACAAATAAGTGGAATGTACGCAAGTGCATTAAATCGCTATTTAAGACCTGCTATAAGTGAATTGGAGTATAAGTTAAGCGACCACATAAGCGTTAACATGAGACCAGCTATTGACCCTCTTGGTGATAATTACTTATCTACTATTAGTACTGCTACAAGATGGGGTGCTGTAGCTGAAAATCAAGCTACATATATCTTGCAAGAAGCAGGATATATTCCTAAAGACCTACCAGCCCCTGAAAATACAAATAAAAAGACAACTGGCCAAAGTAACGAGCCAGTACCATAGGAAAGGAGGTGGTCATGGTGATTATTCTTAGAAAGGAGGTAAATGATGACAGTAATCGACATTAAAGGAGATGTAGTTGATAATAGTTACGGAATGATGTATGACTGGTTTGGAATCGATTATACAAGTCCATCTAAAGTTAATGATGCCTTAGTAAATGCTGATGATGAAGAAATTGTTTTAAATATCGCTTCTAATGGCGGAGATGTATTTGCAGCTTCTGAAATTTATACTGCTATTAAGATGAATGGTAAACCTGTAACTGTAAATATTCAAGGGTTGGCAGCATCTGCAGCTTCAGTAATTGCAATGGCTGGAGATACGGTAAATATCTCTCCTACAGCCCAATTGATGATTCATAAGGCTATGAGTGGTAGCCAAGGAAACGCCGACGACTTTGAGCAAGAAGCTAAAGTTTTAAATGGTGTTGACCAATCTATTGCTGCAGCTTATGAATTAAAAACTGGTATGAAACAATCTGACTTATTGCAGTTGATGTCTAATGAAACATGGATGACAGCTCAAGATGCAGTGGATAAAGGATTTGCAGACAACATTATGTTTGTAGATGCTAATAAACCAGTATTTTCTAACTCAATCGGCAATATTCCAACTGCTGATAAACTTAATGAATTTATGAATTTCATGAATTTTAAAAATCGGAATAACCCTCCGAAAGAAGAACCAATTATAGAAAACAAACAAGCCGATTTACGTTCTCGTAAGTTGGCTATTTTATTAGAAAAATAAAGGAGACTCAAATGGGAGTTAAATTAACAGTAAATCAATTGAACGAAGCATGGATTGCTTCAGGAGATAAAGTCACAGACTTTAATGACCAAATCAACATGGCTCTTAATGATGATAATTTTTCAGCAGAAGCTATGTCAGAATTAAAAAATAAACGTGATAATGAAAAAATTCGCCGTGATGCATTGAAAGATCAACTTGTCGAAGCTCAAGCAGAACAAGTAATCAATATGCGTGATGAAGATAAAGCGCCACTTACTAAAAAAGAAAATAATCTTAAAGACCAATTTGTTTCGGATTTCGTGAATATGGTTCGCAATCCTATGGCATTTCTCAATACTGTTTCATCTAATGATACAAATGGAACTAATGGAAATGATAGCGCTGCTGGACTTACTATTCCACAAGATATCCGTACCATGATTAACACATTGGTTCGCCAATATGACTCACTACAACAATATGTACGTGTTGAGAGTGTTTCTACTTCAAACGGTAGCCGTGTCTATGAAAAATGGACTGATGTTACACCATTGACAGTAATGGATACAGAAGATGGAGAAATTCCTGATCTTGATAATCCACGTTTGACAATTATTAAATACTTGATTAAACGTTATGCGGGAATCATCACTGCAACAAATACATTGCTTAAAGATACAGCAGAAAATATTCTTGCATGGTTATCAAGCTGGATTGCTAAGAAAGTGGTTGTGACTCGTAACCAAGCGATTATCTCAGTAATGCAAGCAGCACCTAAAAAACCAACAATCGCTAATTTTGATGATGTTATTACTATGATTAATACATCTGTTGACCCTGCGATTATCGCTACTTCAAGTCTTTTGACTAACCAGTCAGGATTGAATAAACTTGCTTTGGTTAAAACTGCAGAAGGTAAATATTTACTTGAATCAGACCCAACTAAACCTAATTCATATCTAGTTAAAGGTAAACAAGTTATTGTTGTTGCTGACCGTTGGCTTCCAAATGGTGGAACAACAAATGCTCCAGTTTATCCACTTTATTATGGAGATATGTCACAAGCTATTACATTGTTTGACCGTGAAAACATGTCATTGCTTCCAACAAATATTGGTGCTGGTGCATTTGAAACTGATACTACTAAAATTCGTGTAATTGATCGCTTCGATGTTAAAGCTACTGACTCAGAAGCTTTAGTTGCTGGTTCATTTACTGCAATTGCAGACCAAGTAGGTAATTTTACTGGAGCACCAACTACAACTACAACAACTCAGGCTACAACAACTACAACTAGCCACGCTTAAAAATAGGAGAGGATAATGAAATTTTTATTTGCACAACCAGCTAAAAAAAGATTTGCTTGGGAATTGCATACTGTAATTAATAGTTTGTCTAAATTGGGAGTGGATAAAAAAGACATTATCCTTTTGTTTGCTAAAGAAGATGATTCTGTATTAACGGAATTTAATGATTGTAAAGTCTATTCATATGAAGATGATAGATTTGATAAGTCTTATATCCCAAGTATTAAACCTTATTTATTTTATAGATATTTAAGTGAAGATTCTGTAAGAGAGAATGAAACCTATGTTTATCTTGATTCTGATACTGTTATTCTCGATTTAGAAGCGTTTAAAGTTCCAGTTACAAAAAGTAGATGGTATTGCTCAGACACTATTGGTTACATTGGACTAGATTATATTAAATCTGTCACTAATTCATCTCGAACGCTTGAAGTAATGACAGATGCGATAAAAGTTCCAATCGAATGGTTAGAATCTATTCAAAATAACTCAGGAGGAGCCCAGTGGGTAATTAAAAACCCTAGAGCTGGATATTGGCATGATGTTTATGTTAATTCTATTGTTCTTTATAGAGCAATTGAACCACTTGAAACAACTTTACAAAAATGGACAGCAGAAATGTGGGCTCAATTATGGACAATGTACCACTACGGTATTTCTCCAAAAGTCAGTAATAAATTATCTTTTGCCTGGTCAACAAATGATTCATTAGGTAAAAATAATATAATTCATAATGCTGGTGTAACTGAAGATATGGGATTATTTTTCAAAGGAATATACTTAGATACTCCGCCACTTGAAGCTTTAAATCAGGATAGCGGTAAAGTATCTGATTTATATGTTAAAGCAGTAAAGGAGGCACTTTATGACAGTAACTGTTGATGACTTACTAGATCAGTTATCAGAAGATGATGATCGCAAACCGCAACTTCAAATTTATTTTGATACAGCAACAGCATATGTGAAAAATGCAGTGAGTTCTGATACAGTTGATGCTCCATTTTTCATTGTAGAAAATGTTTCTCCGATTTATGATGTAGCTGTTCTTAGTTACTCTATGGATTTGTGGATTAATCGTTCTACAACTATGCCACCTACTACTGCAGTAGATCACATGGTTGGTCAGTTGAGAGGCCTTTATTCTTCATGGAAGGAGGCGCAAGATGGTCAAAACTTACAAACCGAATGATTTTAACAGAAAATGTCAGATTGGAATTACTAAAACAGTAACGGCTCCAAGTGGAGGCAAGATTGAAAAAATTGACCCAGCAACGGTTTTAAATGTTCGATTTGCGGCTAAAATGAGAT